TCGGCTCTTAATTGTCTAGAAATCTGTGATTGTGTCTGAGTATTAATAAAGTTAGCAGCAGTATCCATTTCAGCCAGATAAGCACTGGCTCCACGGATGTTTGGATCAGCCAAACCATCAATGGTGTACTTTTTACCATTAACTTCTAGGATTTCTTTATCTTGTCCTAGGTATTTATACTGTTGTAACTCTGCTCTATGTGTTGCAGCGGTAGTAAGAACATCTCTATGTTTCTTCATTAGTGAAGAAACACCATTTACCATGTCAGCACTATTGGTTAACGCATCATCTGCATCAACATATTCTCTTTGGGCTTTAAACATCTCATAGTCTGCATTGTTTTTAGCTGCAGTAAGATCTGCTTTATTAGTTTTAGTTGATTTGCGTAGTGCTGCTTCGGCTTTTGCCTGTGCTGCTATCGCAGCATTTAGCTTTATCTCTGCAGCATCAAAAGTTTTTTGAGCAGTTTCCCATGTTTCGACTACTGGCTTTAATTGGTTAGCCAGAATGTCCATTTCTTTCTGAGCTTGCTTCTCCATTTTACGAGCATGGTTAGAAGGAGACCCTGGGATAAATCTTTTTGCCATATCTGTTCTTAAACTAGCATTATGAACAAGGTTGTTTATACCTGGAAGTACATTTTTAAGTAGACTTAGGTTACCAAGAGCCATACTTGCACGAGCAAACGGATCAAGCATAGAGTTCTTTGGTATGTAAGCAAGACGAATAAGGTTTAAGTTGCTGAATACAGCGTTTGATAAATCTAAAAACTCACCAGTACCCATAAGGGCTTTAGAAGCAACGGCTCCTTTAACTTGCCCAGAGGTAATTGGAGATACTTCACCCAAAACTCTTTTAGAATTTAATATAACTTCTATTTCTAACTTACGGAAATCAAGCATTGGAATGATTGATGCTTCGTTTGAGATAGAAAAGAAATTACTTACGTTAACTCCACCGTTTTCATCTGGAACAAAACCATTTTTTGTGGCATATTCTTTAATAGTTTGACGGCGACCCTTAACTGCAGCATGCCAATTAGTAATTAATTTAACTTGGTCAGCAGCGGTTCTAATATCTTGAACATCTCCAGCACCTGCAAACTTAGCTAGTTTTAACATTACCTGTTGTTCAATGTAATCTAAGGCAATAGCACGTTGAGTATCATCTTGGGCATTTAAAAACCTAGATACCATCTTGCGTTTAAAGTCAGTACCTTCTTGACCACGAAGGATTTGTAGACGGTTTAGATCTGAAAGCACATCCATTGCAGATTCATACTTACGTGGGTTTGATATATTAATCATTCCTTGTGGGCGACCTGACCCTACCCAAGCAATAGTACGAATAACACGATCATATGGATTTGATTGGTAAACCTGAGTACGCCAACCATTGCCACCATCTTTACCAAATAACTTTAGATCACCAAACTTGGCTTCAAGTTTAATTTTTTCTTTAGCAAGTTTAACTGATTCAATAGATGCAAACTTACCTGGACGATAAGATGAGAACTGACCAACGTTAATATCATCCTTAAAACCTTCTAAGGCGTATCTAAATTCTCTGTCTCTTGCTTTCTTATCTTCGATAAGTTGTTGATATCTAGGTGTTAACTTAGGATCTAAAGCTTCTGTATGAATCTTAGATAGATCCGAAATGGGATCTATATTATTCATTCCATAGTTATCTAGGTGATCAGCCATTAAAGGTGATTTAGTAAAAAATCTTTGGAAAGCTAACTTATCTCCACGCTCAGCTAATAGATAATCTGCCATATCTCTATGGTTATCAATGCGAGCCATAATCGCTGCAGAGCGATTAGGGTTAGATCCATTAGATACTAATGGGTTAGCAATAATCTTACTTACATCTTTTGTTTTAACTGCATCATCTACTAATTTAGATAATCCTGTAGGTGGTGGAGTTCCATCATTTCGAGCACCCCATGTAACTGCATCTTCTAAATTCTTTTTAAATAGATCTTGATCAGCTTTGGTTACTATCTTTTCAGAACCAAGTGCTGAGGTTTTTGCTGCCCTAACTGCACTACCAGCACCTTTGGTTCCAAGTAGAGCAAGTCCTAAATCAGTACTTCCAGATGCAAGCCATCCAAGAAACTCATTTTTATATGCTTGGTTTCTTTGCTTGTCATCAAAGACGTTAAAGTCTTTATCCATGAATGTAGGTGTAATTTGGTCTGGCAAGAATGCACCAACTGTTTGACCAACTTGGGTGGCAAGAGCCTGACCCATTGAAACCTTCTTGGCTTGTTCTCTAGCAAATCTAAAGCTTTGTACAAATCCTTTTGTTTGACCTTGACGTGCTGCTTCTGCAGCAAGGAAAGGTGTTGCAACTGTTTGAGTAACGGCACTTACCATACCGCCAACTTTTTCCATTACATTAAGAGCAGGGTTAACTAAGAATCTAAATGGACTAGCTTGAGCTTTTTCTATTCCACTGGCAATGCCAGCACCAACTTTTTCTTCTACCTTACCTACAGCAGTTTTATCTAATTGTTCTTTTTTAAATTCATTAACTCTGCTTAAAGGGTTAGGCGTAGAAGTTGTGCCTGTTTCAGCTCTCCAGTCATCCCATATTCCCATTCGGATTAATTTCCCTTCCAGCAGTTAACTCTTCTAATAATGCATAACGATCATCATCTGATTCAAAATCAAATCGTGCTAAATCCCATGCAACTGGTGCTAATTCAAATCCCAGGTACTCAAGATTCTCTTCAAACTTTTTAAATATTTTCATCTATTTGACTTTTTAGATATTTAGTAAATGCCTTCATGGTTCCAGTTGAATTAGGTGAATCAGCAAATGTCTGCATCAACGGAAGGTATTTAGATATCATGGACAAATCAGCAATTTGTGTTTCTGCTGGGTTTGGCAAATTAAGTATTTCTCTACCAGGACCAGGACCAGCATTAACCCCAGCAGTAACAAACTCATTTGGTCTGCGGGTTTCCGCACCTAATGGAATAATGTTTGCTGAAGGATCTTGTGCTTTAGCCATAGGAGCAGATTTTTGTTCTGCTAAAAATTGCTGTTGCTCACCATATGCTGCATCTGGTAATCGTTTCGCACCTTGTGCTGGAGGCAAGTCACTTCGATTAGACATTGCCCCAGGCATAGGAATAGCAGCAGGATTAACCATTGACATAAGTTACCTACTTCTTTTTAGGACGATATGGAACAGGACCTGCATAACCACCAGTAGGAACTTTTCCTTTTGATGGAATATTTACTGCAGTATTTCTGTAAATCTTTCTAGGGTCTTTAATTTTCTTGTTTGCTGCCATTAACTCTGAAAGAGTTACGCCAGACTTCTTAGCAATACCAGATAATGTATCTCCAGCATTTACTCTATAGGTAGATCCACCTGCACCTACACCAACAAATTTACCTTGACCAGTAATACGTGGTTGATTACTCCTTGCCTCTGGTCCTGGAGTTTTAGCAGCATTAATCTTTGCTTTCTTAGCACCTGCTGGTTCTTTTGTTAATGCCTGTAATACTGGTTTACCTAGTAAACTTGCAGCAGTTATGGCTAATCCAGCCTTGCTTGTAAATAATTTACCTGTTGATTTAGCAGCACCTAGTGCTGCGGTTTTAAATGCAGCTTTTGCGCCAGCCTTTTTAGTAGCAGTTTTAGCAACAACTGGACCTGCTTTAGGACGTACAGCAAGTTCTTTACCTGGAACATTTGGCTTAGACGATACAACTGTTGAAGGTACTTTAATAGCTTTAGCTGCTTTATTCTTTTCAACAATAGATTTAATTTGTTTATCATCAAATTTAAATGTAAGTTTGCCGTTCTTCATAGTGCCTACACCAATTGGTTTAGCACCTGCTGGTACTCGACTTTTAACTTTTTCAGCAGCAGACTTGGCTGCTGTAGCAATTGGGGCTGCAGCTTTAGCTGCTACCTTTGCGCCTTTTTCCTGACGGAACAAAGCTTTGTTAAGTGCAGACTTTGGCTTTGTACCTTCTTTAATAAGCTTGTCATAGATTGCTCTACCTTCTGCATTAAGTTCTTTACCTGCAGCAAAACCTTTTTTAACAACTGGTGCTTTAGTCTTATCGGCTACTGCCTTGCTAACTTGACCAAATGTTTTAGTACGCTTACCATTTTTACCAATAACAGATTTATATTCTGGTTTAGCGGTAGAAGTTTTCTTTTCTTTAATTTTATTACCTGCCTTGTCAACCTTGTAACCTTGTGGCTTTGGCTCTGTGGCAGTTACTGCACTACGAACTTTTCCAGCCTTAGTTACTTTAGGTGCTGGCTTGCCAGCTTTTTGTGACTTAGGTTCAGACATTCTTTTTTGTGCAAGTTCTGCAGCTTGACGATCTGCCTTAGACATGGCTTCTAATTCAGCCTTATCATAAGGATACATTCTTAATGCTTCTGCTTTAGCAGCAGCACGATCACGAGCCATGCGCTCTTGCGCTGTTTCGGTAGGTTTAACACTAATCTTATTACCTTTGTCGTCGGTAATGTAACCCTTCTTAGCTTCCGCTTTCATTTCCTTAAGAACTTCTACATCGTCCTTAGAGTACTTTGTTAAAGGGTCTTTTAACTTTGCTTTCTTTGCACCGCTAAAAGTTTTTTTAGCGTCAACTTTGGCAGCCCTACGTGCCTGCCTGAATTTCTTTGGAGTCTTGGCTGCCATTGTTATCCTTTACTTATAAAATGAAATTACTTAACTTTGTTGTTGTTGCCTTTAATGCCTTTAGGTGTAACACCTTGCTTTACTAGTCCGCCACCTTTAACAGATCCACTGTTCTTCTTGCCTGCGTGACCTGGGTGAACTGGAGCTTTAGCTGATTTTCCTTGCTTTCCGAACATTTGTTTCTCCTTATTATGCTGGTATTTGACGAGTAACTCTCGCTGATAGATTTGGATTTCCTCCACCAGTTAAACCTGCAAGAAGTTCTTGCATTGCTGGTCTACCTTGTGGAAGTTGTGGTGCTTGACCACCAGCCATTGGCTCAGGACCTGCTGGTACTTCTGGCATTCCTGGTTGTGCTGGTTGTTGTTTTGGTGCTGGTTCTGGCTTAAAAGCATTTGCTACTGCATCTTCAAGAGGAATACCCTTTTTACGATCAGTAATAACACTTGCCATTTTTTCAACAATCTTCATTGGATCTTGACCTTGCATTACCATTTGTGGAATTGCAGCAGCCATAGAAGATACGGATGCTTTAAGCGAATCACGCATCTCTTCAATGTCAATTGCTCTCTCTTCTTCACCAGCATTTAGTGAGATAGGAAGGTTGCGACGCAACATTCCTCGAGAAATTAATTTATCTCCTCTTGCCTGTAGACCCCATACCAAAGCACGGTTAGGATCTAAACCTGCCATTAAACCGTATTCAACGGTTACGCCATAGTTACCATTGATATCAGAACTTGGCTTGTATTTTAATTTATATGGAACTCCGTTGGCTGTTGCAGATACTTCACGACTTAACTCAGGGAAGTATGCTTCATCAGTTGCAAAGGCAAATGAGATTGCTTGACCAATTGCTTCGCCAAGGATTGATTGATAAATTTTAACTTGAGAGTCGTACCCAGCCATAAGTGCTTTAACACCTTGACCTGTAACAACTGAACCTTCAGCTTGTCCTGCACGAGCTTGAGGAAAGCGAGTTCCTAATTTCATTTCATCTGCTAGAACATTGTTCTCAGCAAATGCATATTGAGGTACGTCTAGATTAACCCTACGAATTTTCTCAGGACTGTTCGAACGAATGACCGAATCAGGACCAATGGATAGAGAAGTAACATCATTAGGAAGAGCAAGGGGAGCTTCAACAGATTTTTGAACAGCCTCCATAGTAAGGAGTGCAAGCCTTGCTTTTGCTGCGTAGACTGGCAATACGTCGTCGAACTGACCTCTGGCTTCGCCATCGAGCGAAGGACGCTGAGCAATTGCAACTGGGACCGTACCTGTTTTGTTTGGCGTTGTCGCAAGAACTAAACCTCCACGATCTGGTAAAAATAAAACTGTTTTGTCTTTATCTGTCCAACGGACAACCTGTAGTAATGAGTTACCATCACCACGAGTCCATGCACCAGATTGTAAAATTTGATCGGCATACTCTGGGAAGTGTGCTGCTAGATCACCTGCTTTACGGTGATATAGCCGAGCATAAACATTAACTACACCGAAACGATCTTGATCAAAATATGCACCCATAGCGTTTTCAATATGGATGTGTGGTCTCTTATCTTTAAAGTTTGGTTCAACTCTAATAGGAACGAAACCGTATGTTGCTAGTTGGTCTGCGCCACGCAGTAACTCTGTACCTAGTCTGGATGCTGCTACATAGTAGTTAGCAATCTTTGTACGCTTGTCAGCTTTGGTACGCTGGTTATCATCTAATGATGAATCCCCAGCAGCAGTAATGGTAGGTAGAACACCGACTTGTTCAGAAACATCTCGAGCAACAACATCAATAAGGTTGGCAATGATAGGACGTGACCATACTCCTTCAGGAAATAATCCTTGGAATACCTGATCTGCTTGTCCTGCTCTTACTAGTGCCACCTCACGCATACGTCTATCACGTTCGGAGTTACGAGCTTTTAATTGCTCAAAGGCTTGTTGTAAATCTTTCATTAATGTCACAATCTCGCAGTCCGCTGCGCTGCAGCTAGATCATCTAAGTTGATGATGTACCGAGACTCGATGTCTCCTCTAGAAGTAAATTGGTTACTTAAAAAGTTAGGTACATTTGCTGAAGTAAGTAAAGTTTCTCTTGCTACGATCTCACAGAACCACAGTGCCATGACTGCGTCCATCTTGAGTTTCTTGCCTTGTACTCCTGGTTGCCAGGTTACAAGTTGTTCGATTAACTTCTTTACGTGTTCATTCTTCGAGCTATCTGGCAATTCAATTAAGTTATCGTCAGCATGCTTAAAGTTATTCATGACACCATCCCGCTTGGTAATGGTGCCGAATAAAGGAGCGAGTGAGGCTACGCCGAACTCGGGATCCTGTTTATTGTTTCCTGTGTAATGAGGTCTATAACTAACACCTCGTGTTGACAGGAAGTTACGAATCTCTTCGTCTTGTGTAAGGAAAAGCTGAAAAGCATTTGATTCCACAATGACCGTATGCGGTTTATACGCATCGGTCCACTCCTTGATAAGAGAACGGATTGCTGCAGGTGTAGGGGCAGTCATGATGTGAACATCCATGACATAGCGTTTATGTGACCTGCGGTCAACCGCATAGGCGATGGCAGCGGTATCTCCAGACATTGCTGGATCTATACCAATGACTCTAAAAAAGTTATTAGAGTTTTCAGGATGACCTGCTGCGCCTGCAACCAAAGCACCCGATTTTCTCATTCCGTTTACTGCGCCTCTGACGCACATCGGGTCGAAGATTGCATTCTCCGCAATATCGAGGTTCTGGTAAACCAGTGACCACTTAGATGGTCCTGCCTCGTTTCGGACAGCCGTTAGACGCTGTCCTGTCCATCGATCAAACATTCCATCTTGGTCTGGGACATCATCCTCAGTAAGTGGTTGTTCAGATTTCTCCCAAAGAGTTTTCCAATCCTTTGGATCGTCTGCGTATTCTAAGACCGCAGGCATGGACAAATATGACCAAGGGAGTACACCATCGGTGTAGTGGCTTGGGTTTCTTAATTCTTTATATAGATCAACTGCTGAGACTCTGGTACCAACTACCAAGAGTTGACCGCCACCAGGCGGAAGACGAGAGGCAACTTCTTGCCTAATCCATTCTTGTTGCTTAGACCACTCTGAAGCGTTACTCAGAGTGACCACGTCATCTAAAACTATTAAGTCGGCACGGTTACCATAAACCTGCCCGCCCATTCCTATAGCTTCTATAGTTGGGTCTTTAGCATCTGACTCACGTACGTCGCCACCAAGATATACCTTGGTAGCCGACCACTGGTCGGCGGTTGCTTTATAACCATCGGCTGGACCAAAGGCTACCTGAAGGTCAGCATACCGAGGATGCGTCAAGCGTTGCTTGATCGCATACAAAAACTTCTTTGCTTGCTCCTGTGTCTTGGATATAACCATGACGTTAATGTTGGGATTCTTAACTACTCGATAAGTTACGTAGTTAATTGTGATGGTCATGGTCTTAGCATGGTTAGGGGGTACATTTACCAAGAGGCGGGATAAGCCCGCCGATCCCTTTTCATAAACCATGGAATCATGTAACCAGGTTGGATCTTTACCTTCCAACATGGATACTACGTTCATCATATGGGGTGGTACTTTGGTACCAAGATACTTTTCAGAGAACTCTGCAAAATCAGACAAATTGGACCGAGCTTCACCAGCGAGGTCCTGTGTTCTAAACCGAGCATTATCTATTAAAGCTGAGAAGCCCTCGGCTTCTCGGCGTTGGGTATCATACCAAGATCTAGATCTACCAATAACTTTTAAAGCATCAGCAATAGTGCGCCCTTGGCGCACCAAGAGGATAAGTTCTTTCCTTGCTTCTTCTGGTGCTAATTGTCTTTCCAATGTTCCTCCAGTGCCTGTAGGGGTCCACAGGGGTCTGGACAGAAGTATCCCCACTTATGCATATAAGTACTTTGTAAGCAGGCTTAATGCCTGCTTCTGGGGGCTCATTAACATTCGCCCTATACTTATATAGGGGTCTAGAGCGTCGGCGTGTTTCAAGAGCAAATCAAAACTTTTTTTCTTGGTATAACAAAAGTGCTGGTCAGCGTGGGTTTTCTGGTGAAAATTATTTAGCTGATAGTG